CGAGATTCTGCACGAGCGTCTGACATACTTGACATTTGAAGACGAGGCAGGTATTATGGAGGATGAAGACGACTGAACCCATGATTCTAGTTGACATGAATCAGGTTATGATTTCTAACCTGATGGTACAAACCAAATTAAGTGATGGTATTGACAAAAATCTGGTTCGCCATATGGTCCTAAACTCCCTCCGTTTCTATCGGAGTAAGTTCAGCGAAGAGTATGGCGAACTTGTTCTATGTTACGACTCCAAACGATATTGGAGGAGGGAATTCTTTCCATACTACAAATGCAATCGAAAGAAAGATCGTAAGCAGTCCAATCTAAATTGGCATCAGATCTTTGAAGTTCTGAATGAGATCCGTGATGAGATCCGAGAGAACTTGCCATACAAAGTTATGGAGGTGGACGGTGCTGAAGCAGATGATGTCATCTCGATCTTGACTAAACACCAAGCGTATACTAATATACGTCTGCAGAAAGATATGCAACCTGCGGTAAAGGTTCTAATTCTTTCTGGGGACAAAGACTTTATCCAATTACACAAGTATCCTTGGTTGAGTCAATACAATCCTGTCATGAAGAAGTATCTGAACGGAGTTGATCCAAAGAAATATATTGAAGAACATGTTCTCAAAGGAGACAAGTCTGACAGTATTCCAAACTTCCTTTCACCTGATGATACATTCTTCTCAGGCAAAAGACAGAAACCACTAGGCAAGAAAGCAATCGAACGCCTGGTAAACTTATCACCAGATCAGTTCTGTACTGATGAACAAATGGAACAGTACAGGAGAAATCGTACACTCATCGATTTTGAATATATACCAGTAGAGGTAGAAAATAAAATCATGGAGTCCTACGATTCCTTGACCGTGCCATCTCGCTCCAAAATCTATAATTATCTTGTGAGCAACAACCTTGTTAATTTACTTGAAAAAATAGGAGACTTTTAATATGTCCGCCAACACTAGCAACAGACTTTTGATCTCTGAGATTCTGCAGAAGGCATCTAATGCCAAGACCAAAGCACAGAAGATCAAGATTCTTCAAGACTATAACTCTCAAGCACTCCGTAGTCTTCTTATCTGGAACTATGATGATAGTGTGGTCTCGCTTCTCCCTGAGGGTGAGGTTCCTTACAGACCTAACGAAGCACCTGCTGGCACTGAGCACACCATCCTAGAAAAAGAGTATGCAAAACTCTTTAACTTTATCAAGGGTGGCAACTTTGATCTCAAGCAACCTGCTAGAGAGAACATGTTCATTCGTATGCTAGAAGGACTTCATGAGTCTGAAGCAGAGGTTCTTTGCCTTGTTAAAGATCATAACCTTCAGAAGAAATATCGCATCACTGAAGCAGTGGTCAAAGAAGCATTTCCAGAAATCAAATGGGGAGGTCGTAGTTGACAAATCGAATGACAGTTTATTTGGACAAGCGTAGTCTTGAAGAAGAACCAAATATGACTGATGAAGAACGTGCAGAGTTAGAAAAGCAAAGGCAAATTGAAAAAGGTGCCAAGTTGCTTGGTAAACTATTTGATTACTTTGTAGTAAAACCTTTTCTGATTCTTGCTCTCCTTAATTTTACTGGGTTGACAGTTTGGTTAGGGTTTGCTAAAATAACCTATGTCCAGTCTCTTGGACTGGTCTTGGTCTCTAAACTTCTAATTGATTATAAAGAAAAATCTGATGAGTAAAGTATCCTTTATTACTGCTACACCTGACGCCGAAAAGACAATGGCATATGTTGCAAGGGTAAGCAACCCTTCCAACCAGGAGAATGAAAAGTATGCTGGTCTTCTCAGATATTGTATCAAGCACAACCACTGGTCTGTGTTTGAGCAAGCATTCATGACACTCGAAATCGAAACTAATCGTGGAATCGCAGCTCAGATACTGCGTCACCGTTCGTTCACATATCAAGAATTTTCACAACGCTATGCTGACAGCTCTCTACTTGGGGATACTATCCCTATCCCTGATCTACGTCGTCAAGACACTAAGAACAGACAGAACTCCATCGATGACATTGATCCCTTTACCCGTCAGGAATTCGAGATCAAAATAAGGAGGCATTTTGATGAGGCAATGGTGCTTTATCAATCAATGCTTGATATGGGAATCGCAAAGGAGTGTGCTCGTTTTGTGCTTCCTTTAGCAACGCCCACTAGAATTTACATGTCGGGATCATGCAGATCATGGATTCACTATATAAATTTGAGGACCGCTAATGGAACTCAAAAGGAACACATGGAAATTGCTGAACTCTGTAAAGAGCAATTCATTACTCAGTTTCCGAACGTCGCAGAAGCATTGGAATGGACCAATGCACAACAATCATAGGAAAGCAATCATGAACAACCAGGAAGTAATGAACGTCGCAAAGGAATGCGGACTTGTTTATAATAACAACCACGACATCCTTTCTTTCTACCAGGCAATTAGAAAGTCTCTTAAAAAAGAGTTTGCGACAAAACCTGAAGTAGTTCAAGCTAAATAATCGGAGGAACAGAATGCCTACATATAGATTTCAAGATCAGGATACTGGCGAGATCTTCGAGAAGTGGATGTACATGCGCGACAGGGAGAAGTACCTAGAGGAAAATCCCAACGTGAAACAATTACCCACCGCACTTAATGCTGTTAGTGGAACAGGAATGGGCACTAAACAGGACGGTGGTTTTAAGGAAGTTATGTCCAAAGTCCAAGCCTCCCATCCCGCTGCAAATCTGTCCCGTTTTACCTGATGCCAAGAAAAAAGAACGCCAACTCTCTGATTCCAGCAGGAATGTCTCTTAAACAAATGAAGAGAAAGAAACCGATCAATCAAGAACATCTGATTACGATCGACCCAATCACTGATTCTCAGATCAAGGTCTTTGATTCATGGTCTAAGGAGAAGCATCTGGTTCTCCATGGTTGTGCAGGTACTGGTAAAACATTTATCAGTATGTACCTTGCACTGAAGGATGTTCTTAATGAGAACACACCTTACCAAAAGATCTACATCGTTCGCTCTCTAGTTCCTACTAGAGAAATTGGTTTCCTCCCTGGTGATCACGAAGATAAGTCATCCTTGTACCAGATTCCGTACAAGAACATGGTGAAATACATGTTTGAGATGCCTGATGATAATGCTTTTGAGATGCTCTACAATAACTTGAGAGCACAAGAAACTATTTCATTCTGGTCTACATCATACATTCGTGGTGTCACTTTGGATGATTGTATTATTATTGTGGACGAGTTCTCTAACCTGAACTTCCACGAACTTGATTCAATGATCACTCGTGCTGGTCAGAACTGTAAGATTGTTTTTGCTGGAGACTACACTCAGTCTGACCTTGTGAAGACAAATGAAAAAAATGGTATCTTGGATTTCATGAAAATTCTGGAGACCATGGATGAGTTTGATACCATTGAGTTTGGTATTGAAGACATCGTTCGTTCTGGACTCGTCCGCAGTTATATTATTAGTAAATTGAATCTAGGTTTTTGATGTTTAAGTTTGTTGATCTTCCTGTCCAACTACATGATGTTGAATCTATTGACAGGGATGGTAAAAGGTTTTATCCTGTGAAGGAAGGGGTCGAGTACCCCTCTATCACCACCATTACATCCTTCAGGAAAGCAGCATTCTTCAAAGAATGGCGCAAGCGTGTTGGAGAAGAAGTTGCTAATAGGAAGACCACAAGAGCAACCACGAGGGGCACAGCATTTCACAGTATCGCTGAACTTTATCTAAAGAATGAAACTATTACTGCTGATAATTTTGCTCCTCTTCCTTTCTCGTTATTTCAGATGGCGAGATCTACTCTTGATCGCATTAGCGATATACATTGTCTTGAATCTGCCCTATATTCTGACCTTCTGGGTATTGCTGGGCGGGTTGATTGCATTGCTAATTTTGATGGAGTGCTATCCGTAATTGACTTCAAGACTTCCGACAAAGAAAAGAAAGAAAAATGGATTGAGAATTATTTTGTTCAGGAGACAGCGTATGCTGTAATGTTCTATGAGAGAACAGGTCTTCAACCGAAACAAATTGTAACCATTATTGCTACAGAAGAAGGTAGTTGTCAAGTAATTAAGAAGACAAACCTGGATTATTATTATTCATTATTGAAGGATTACATAGATGATTTCAACACTGCAAATGCCAAAACAAAGCAACCCGTCTGATAAGTTTTTGAACGCACAGAGGTTCTCGGAAGCGATCGAGCACACTGTGAAAAGAAGTAATGGAATGATTACTTACATCGATGCTATTGTCTCTTACTGTGAAGAGAATAATATTGAAGTAGAATCAGTGCCTAAACTTCTATCAAAACCTTTGAAGGAAAAAATTAAATACCAAGCACAGAGTCTCAACCTTGTCAAACGAACTAGCAGAGGTATTCTTCCACTATGACTGGACTTGAAGTTTATCAAATGTACATTGCATTAAAACTTCATTTCACCAAGGAGAACTATGATTACTTCAAGTTTCGTGGTAAGAGTAGAGTGAAGCAGGAGTCCTTCGACAAGAGAAAGGACTCCTATTTTTTTAAGAAGTTATCTGCAAAGTACGAGAAGGATAGAATCGAACAGTTCTTTGTCTCGAACTTTATTGCTGACGACAAAAATTATATTAAGAACATGATGAGTCCCAGAGGTGAGCAAATTTACTCACAATGGGTTAGTCGTAACAACAATTTAATAAATATTTTTGGGGATGAAATAAGTCTGTTGCTAGACAACATCGACAAACCCTACGATAAAACGTTTGATACATTGTTCACCTGTACCAGAGGAAAGCATCCGATTATTCTTACTTCTTACTTACGAGGTGAAATAAGTATCGAAACAATTTCTATTCTTGAGAGATGTTTAGGATTTGTTTCTGGAATTGACGGGACACTCACTGATCCCATTTGGAAAACTGTAAAGAATCAGATCATTAAATACGCTCCCTTTTTAAGAATTGACCGCAAAACATACAAGTCTACTATCATTAGACAGATAACGGAGAAGGGATGAGTTTCTTTAATTCAGAAGTAGTTCAAGATCAACTACAATCAATTTACGATACCTACAGCGAACTTGCTAAGACATCAGATAGCATCAGTTCTATGCCCAAAGAAGAGGCACAGAAGCACATTAAAAAAACTAAAGCGTTGATAGAGAAGCAGAAACTTTTCTATATTAGACTTCAGTTGTCAGCATCAACCGATGAGGACGCTGCCGACATGAGGAACAGGATCGACCTGATTTCCCAAATGTTCGGACACGATACCCTGCTGGACTGCCTAGGAGGCATGGAGGTTTATCTGGATAAGGTCCTAGAAGACCTTGACACCCGCGACTAAATACGTCATAATACATTGGTTGGGCAGGACGGGACTGGGAGACTGGTTCGCACTGTAAGACCCAACATCCAAACCAAATACAAACAAATACGGAGAATCCGATTATGTCTTTTGCATCACTCAAGAAGTCCTCTTCTTCTGTCTTTGAGAAACTGAACAAAGAAGTAGAGAAGATTTCTAACCCTTCCACTGGCGGTGATGACCGTCTCTGGAAACCCGAAATGGATAAGTCTGGCAATGGTTATGCCGTCATCCGTTTCTTGCCTGCTCCTGAGGGTGAAGACATCCCTTGGGCAAAAGTCTGGTCCCATGCCTTCCAAGGTCCTGGTGGTTGGTACATCGAGAACTCTCTCACTACCCTCAACAAGAAAGATCCCGTTGGTGAACTGAATCGTACCCTGTGGAACAGCGGTAGCGATGCAGATAAGGAGATTGCTCGTAAGCAAAAGCGTAAACTCTCCTACTACGCCAACATTTATGTGGTTGAAGACCCTGCACATCCTGAGAACGAAGGTCGTGTCTTCCTGTACAAGTTCGGTAAGAAGATCTTCGACAAGATCATGGCAGCAATGCAACCCGAGTTTAAGGATGAAACTCCTATCAACCCCTTCGATTTCTGGGAAGGTGCTAACTTCAAGGTGAAGATCCGCAAGGTTGATGGGTATTGGAACTACGATAAGTCTGAGTTCGCTCGTCCTGGAACCCTTGAAGGTTTTGACGATGACAAATTGGAAGCAGTCTGGAAGCAGCAGTATGCACTTGCTGACTTCACTGACCCCACCAAGTTCAAGACTTACGAAGAACTGGAGGCACGTCTGAATGCTGTCCTGAATACCTCTCGTCCCCCTGCTCGCCCTGTAGATGAGTCCTTTGAGGATGAGTCTGAAGGTCGTGGTGCGGTCCCTCAAAACTGGGGTGAAGAGGTCTCCTCGTTCCGTAAGACCGTTGCAGAACCTGCTCCTGTCCCCTCCTTCAATGCCCCTGACATTACTCGTGGTGGAGAAGATGATGACCTGTCCTACTTCGCTCGTCTTGCTGAGGAAGACTGATGAAAGTTCTAACTCTTGAAGATTACCAGAAGGCAGGTGAAACCTTCTGGCCTAAGTATGATTACGTCGCCAAAGAACTTGGTGAAGACGCTAAACCTGAGGATGTTCTGAAAGTTATGGAGGCAATCGGCACGGTTGCCCTCCGACTAAAACTAGAAGACACTCTCGCTCCCTTTGGGTTCAATAAAAAAACAGATGAAGTTCATCCTTAAAGGTCTACTGCATCCAGCAACTGTATTCAATGGACTATTGCTTGGATTTGTAATCTTGGTGGGTGTGATGCACAATCATGCACACTATACGATGGAAGTGGATGCAGATTCTTATGTGAGAAACTTCTGCAAGAAGAACGTCGATAAATGTGAGAGGTACGTCAGTGAT